AAGCGATCCCCGCTTGAGACGGTCACGGTTTCCGGAGGTGCGTTCTTCGGGGCATCGATTTTATCGGTGCTGGCTACATAAACGCTCGTGGACATTGCGATTTCATGCTCCAGGGAGATGTTGCAAACACTCCCGCCCTCGCCCTTGTGGGCACGCAGCCTCCACCCGGATTGTCGACGTGCAGCGTACGACAGACCGGGGTTTTGGGAGGTGTGCACGCACGAACCGCTGGAAGGAACATTCCTGGGCCGGTTCCAGGCTCGCCTGCTTGGCTCGTGTGGGTACACGACCACTTCGATCACCCTGACGGAGAGGGAGTTCGCGAAACTCATGGACGTGGCGAAGCAGCACGTCATGGGGAGGGCGAAGGATCAAGTGTTGCAGGCAGCAGTCAACATCGAGGCCAACGGACTTTGGAGGACAGGGAGTATCGAACATGTGGGACTCAAGTATTTGGCACCGGACATGATAATCCGCGTGGTCAAGGGGTCGAGCACAACGGTCACCACCGACGTCCGAGTTTTATTGCCTACGATATTGTCGTGCATGACTTTGGCATTCCACCAGCAAGGGTGGGGTCCTTGGCTGATGGGCATGTTGCGCCCACAGTCGGCGAGCAGACCATTTTGGAAGCCGCCAGTGATGCTGGAGATGTTGACGGAGAACGTGTTCAGGGAGGTGCCCGTGAAGCAGCCGTGGGTGGTGGTCAGCCTTGGGAGGCAGGCCTACGGTTGGCTCGCGGGCGCTTGGGAGGACAGACCGACGATGAGGACGACGGTTTTGTTGGGGCTCGCTGGATGGGTTGCATGGTGTGGAGTTCGGGCGTACATGGACACGACGAGGTGCCTTGTGACGACCTTTTATCCGAAACACACGCAAGCGCGAGGCTCCTTGAGCGAACAGACTCCCAGTTCCACTTCGGATGGTAAGAAGGAGAAGCCAGACGGAGGAGATACGGCGCCGCGCACAGGGCAGGCGCTGGCCCAGCCGCAGCCACCAGCCACATCGGGTGGTGCGGCAGGGGTGAGTGCAGCGGAAGGTGCAAGCCAAGGAGAAGAGCAGGAGCCGGAAGGGGCTCAGGAAGTGCTCGATGGGGGGCAGAATGGCGAGATGCCCGCCCCGGTCGGTGCGCCGGAGGAGCTTGGACCCCCGGCCATGTTGCAGCAGGAGCAAGCATCGACGGCCACCCGCCTCGAGGAGGCGGAGGATCTTGTGAAGCAGGAAGACCATGGAAGGTATGTAGTGGAGGAGATCACCGGTGAGAAGGTACTCGTCGCGTTGGGGCAGGATTTCGACAGGAGCCAGCCTCGCACAAGGGCGCCGCGAGTTGGAGTGATCACAGGGCCATCGGTCAAGCCGCCGAACATCTACTCAAACAGCAAGGACAACGTGCTGGCGGCGATTAGGGAACGGCTGGAGAAGAAAGCGCGGGCCTGTGCGTTCAGGAAGGACGATAGGCAGCGAATCGGCCGGGTCATCAGGAAGGCAATTGGCTTCGGCGGCGTCTTTGAAAGGAAGCGGATAGATGAGTGGTTCAGGAAGAACTTCGCCATAGAGGAGTGGAGATCCAAGAAGTGGAGTGACGAGCGCATCAGGAATGCAATCGAAACGCTCCTGTGCCAAGTGGATCCGAATTTCCGCCTCAAAACGTCGGTCAAGCTTGAGGACATGCCAGAAGGGAAGGCTCCACGGTTTCTAATAGCCGATGGAGACCTTGGGCAGGTGATGGCTCTCGCGACCATCAAGTGTATGGAAGACCTTTTGTTCGAGACATTCGAGTCACACAGCATCAAGCACGCGTCCAAGAGGGACGCGATGAAGAGGCTGCTCGAGCATATGGTTGTTCCGAAGAAGCACAGGAAGGATGGTTACAGCTTTGTGGAGGGCGACGGATCGGCGTGGGACACTACGTGCAATGCTGAAGTGCGCAGTCTCATCGAGAATCCGGTCATCACCCACATTGGTGCGTGCCTTGCACAGACAGGACTTGTGCCGGAGACATGGATCAAGGCGCATGAGAAGATCAACGAGAAGGCAACGTACAACCTCTACTACAAGAAATTTGCGGAGGTGCTTAAGAAGGAGATTCCCGCAATCAGACGCTCGGGACATCGCGGAACGTCGGTCCTCAACTGGTGGATAAATTTCGTGATGTGGATCTGCTCGGTGTTTGAAGAGCCCGAGAGATTCCTCGACCCGAAGGTGCGGGCCGGCAAGGATGTGGCCGGTATCTCGCGATGGTTCTTTGCGGCGTTTGAAGGTGACGACTCCGGGGTGGAGACGTCACCGAAGCTCATTGAACTGTCCGAGGAGGATCGGAAGGCACTGAGAGAAGGTCTCAAGAGTTTGGCAGACTTCACCAACCCGGGGATGAAGATAACCGAGGCTGTGGTGAAGGCGTCCGCGGAAGCTATCGATTTTTGGGAACGAGGCGGATTCAATATGAAATTCGTGTTCCCTAAGAAGCGGGCGACCATGGTTGGCTGCCATTTGGAGCTGGACCTTGCGGAAGACGGCAGTACGATGCCCACGGGGCTTTTCATGCCGGAGCTACCGCGAGGAGTGGGCAAGAATGTGTCATGTTCACCAGCCATCATCGAAGCGGTTAACAAAGGGGACCTTAAGGGCGTGAAGCGCATCGCTGCGGCGGCCAACTTGGCGCGTGCGGCAGACTTTGCAGGATTGGCACCCACGCTCAGCCGCAAATACAAGGAGTATGCAGACTCACTTGAAGATGGGGACTTCCAAGATCGTGAAATGGCGATGCATGTGGACGGCCAGGAGGGATTGACGGCCGCCGCGGTTCGAGACCGCATCGACTTGCTCAACGGTAGCGTGTCACCAGCAGAAGAGGAAGGTATGCTGGCGAGGATGTCGTATCACGTGCAAGAAGGCGAACTAACGAAGTTTCGCAACTATCCTTGGCAGTTCGAGAACCTCATGGATCACGACGGATACTTCCAGTCGCTCCCGGAGCGCTGGAAGATCGGGGGAAGTCTGTGAGGGCGAGGGTAATTTTGGGTGTACGCTTCCAGCATGCCACCAATGTCTCATAAAGCAATAAAGAGAGGCAGGGTTTGTGGTGTGTTGCAATGAGCGGCCCATTGCATGTCAGCATTTTGCTGAGTCTTTTTCCGCGGTCCGTGCCGCGATGAAGGGGAGCCACCGGAGGATAATGCCGTGTGGTGAGAAGACCGCTCGTCGACTATAAGGGGGAATTTACCGTCTCGCCCAGTGCTGTCGTCGAAAGCCTTGATCCAGAGGTTAGGTCATCCTTATTCTTCAATCCCGACCCTGTCTGCAGCAGGAGGGTTAGAGCCTGGAGGAGCCCAGCACTGCTCCTGAGGTGTGGCTTTGCGTGTGCGTCGATATGGGTCCGACGTGGGTTTGCCAGCCCGAAACACGTACCCCGAGTCCTCCCTGGATATGGCACCTCGAGCGCGAGACCATTTTGGCACGCGAGTAAGAGGAACGTCGAAGCTGGTTGTGCACGCGTAATCGTGCACAGTTGGTTAGGGGACCAGAGGTGATGACTACGCTCCCGCAGGCAGCGTGCGACAACGCTGCGGTGACGAATGAGAGACGAGGTGAACCAAGGGCTGCGAGCTCCGAGCCGGCCCAAGTGGCTTTGGGAATCCTTGTCCTGTGAGGTTACTCTCATGTCGAAGATCCCGCTTTCGCGGGTGACCGCCCTCAAGTCACCACCCATGTACAGCATCTGCAGCGTCGCGTTTCCACTTTTTGTCTACCACGGATTGTAGAGTGGTTGCGCGATGGTACCACGGAACAAAAATCAAATAAACAATTGAAAACCTAAATGCAAAGATTCATTGTTTTGTTTCGGCGCAGGCGATCCCCGCCTGAGACGGAGTCACTTTGTGACAGTTTTTGTTTGTTTTAAAGCGCGTCGGTTTTGCTCATGGCGAAGAAGTTTGTCAAGAAGTTGCCTCAGAGGAGGAGGCGTCCAGTGATCAAGCGCAACATGAAGGCGACCCGGTCGCACGCAACGCGCGTGCTGGCCCAGGGCGCTGGTGCTATTACCAAGAAGGCGTTTGGTGCGGGCAAGAAGACGACGACGTGGCGCATGGCGCTGCGACGTGGCCTCAATGCCAGATTGCCGTATCATCTTGGATTGCCGCGTCCAGTCGGTCCCTACCAGGTTATCAGGACGACGAAACTACACTCAACGAGCGCAAGGGTGGTCGTGTTCTGTCCACTGATGCAGAAGTGGAACGGACAGGACGACGCCCCACGTTGGTTTGAGGCGTGTGGGATCGAGGACGTGGATGCCACGAAGCCAATCAATGACGCCACAGGGAACGCGCATATGATTGGCATGCCCTTGACGGGCATTGGATCGGCAGCTGAGGTCGTGCCTGCGGCCATGACGGTGCAGGTGATGTGTTCTGATCCATTGCAGACCGCACAGGGAATTTTCACGATGGGCCGGGTTTCGCAGCAGCTGCCATTGGGCGGCGAGACGCGGAGTTGGGACACGTTCAAGACACAGTTCGACGCGTACTTCAAGCCGCGATTGTTGACGGGAGGAAAGCTGGCATTGCGAGGTGTGACCTGCAATGCGATCCCGTTGAACATGAACGAGTTTTCGGAGTTTGCGAGCCCTCAGGCGGCGGAGAACAACTTCATTTGGAACGATACCGTCGTCCCTGCTGCCTTGTCGCCCATTGTTTTCACCAAGGATCCTGGAGAAGTTGGGTCGAGCATCACCTTCCTCGTGACGATTGAGTGGAGGGTGCGCTTCGACCCGTTCCATCCTGCCGCAGCCTCGCACACCTTCCATCCGTCCACACCAGACTCTTTGTGGAACCGTGTCATCGGAGCAGCCAGCTCGATGGGCCACGGAGTGGAGGACATTGCGGACGAGGTTGCCGAGCTGGGTGCGGACGCAGCAGCAGCCGCGGTTGTGGGAGCATTGGCCTTCTGAGCCGGTGTGGAACGCAGTCGTGAACCGATGAAATGGCCGTAAGGAAACGGCAAGTCCCCACCAGATGAGTGGGTGCGACCGGCACTGAAAATAGGGGAGGCCGTGGTCCCGCCGGTATAAGCAAAAACACGTGAATGTCTTCCGCGCCA